TGGTTTAGCTGATTTATGTAGATACAATTTAGCTTCTGAATTTTTTAATCCATTTCTAATAAGATTATCTACTTCCACAGCGTCTGCAAAATCTTCTGGGTAATTTTTTTGCATGTTTTTCCATTGATCATTGTGGTGATAAGGACAACCAATGCATGATGATTTACCAGGCATAGGATGTTTTTTTATATCCTTATACCAATTAAGACAATCCATACGAGACATTTTCATTTCTATTAAAGGCCATCTTGATGTTAACCATGGCAATCTAGCGTTTTTCATACGCATAGCTTCATCTGTAGATATACCTATCCACTGTTCTACGATCATATCTTTAGGAACCCTGTGTTTTGGTTTTACACCAAGTAATTCTCTAATTTTTTTCTGTATAGGGATAACTTTATAGTCATGTGTACACTGACGATAAAGCATCCCCACACGTCCACCTTGTCGTGCAGCAAACAGCGGAGGGTTTGGTACACGTCCAGCAAATGATTTTTCCTCTTCTCTAGACCCTGGTATTGGGTTCGCTGCTTTGATAAGGTCTTCTCTGATGTTTCCTCTCTCTACAGTAATCAGCGGACAAATTGTTATTGCTTTTCTAAGGTATTCTACATGCTCATATACAAATTTAGGTTCCCAACCTGTATCAGCAAATATCATATAATCTGGTTTATGCTTTGTTAATCCTTCTTGCGCCATCAATGCTAGGCATGATGATTGTACGCCAGCTCCTAATGACAATACACGCATGGTAGGTTCTCTTTGCTCTCCCTTACCTTCTGTGCTGTCATATTCTGCTGGGTTACCGTTTTTAAGTAAATTAGTTGTTTTAAAATATTTAGGCTCTACCGTAGCTGCAACTGCAGCCATGTTATTTAATTTTTTTTGATCAACCTTTGTAGACATTTGCTCAAGAACTTTTCGTCTTTCAAATTCCATTTGTTCTGGATTAATTGCAAAATTATTCTTTACATTACCACTTCTGGCTTTTCCTTGATCTCGGTACCCGGGTTTCTTAGTCTCTGTCATAGGCCTCTAGTTCTTTAATTGTTCTGATGATTTTTTGCGTATAATATACATCTTCAGCATATATTGCAAGGGTCTTAGCTAATCGTTCTAAATCAATTTCATCGCTAAAATGCTGGCTTATTCGCTCACTCCTAAACTTATAATAATGATGATTGTGATTTAATAAATCAATATAATATGCAATGGATTCGCACTTTGTCTCAAAGATCCTAAGCCCCCACGTCGCATTAGGATTATCTAGCGGCTTTAGTTGATCATCACCTGGGTCAAACGTGCGTATCCCAAGGAGGTTGTTTGCTTCTCGTGCAAATCTAGACTTACCCCAATTAGATTCATGCACTGCCTGTGCAACAATTAGATTAACTGGCACCCGGTCTTGTTCCGCGTGCATAGAATTAAGATGCAATGCACATGCTTGCACCTGTTCTACAAATTCATCATTATTTGTGTAATCCATGACAGGATTAAATGCCAAACAAACAAGTAATGTTTTACATATCCAACTCATTGTCCCCAACTTTCTCCTAGGTCTACATCTACTTTTGATGGCACTTCTAATTTTACACAAGTCTCCATAACTTCTTTTATTTGATTTGCCTGTTTCTCATCTTTAACAGAACAATCAAGTTCATCATGTACTTGTATTAGTGGTGTAACACCTAATTGTTCATACACATCTACCATCGCTTTCTTTGTTTGATCTGCAGCTGATCCTTGAATCAATCTGTTAAGAGCTTTGTATGTGCCATATCTTTTTATAGCTTCACCATACTCTACCTTCGCTTGATTTAATGGTAGTGGTTTGTGTACACCCCATTGTGTAGGTTCCCACAAATCAAATCTACATTTACGACCTAATAAAGTTCTAATTATACCTTTAGAATTAGCGCGATTCATCACTGCTTCAAGCATACCTTGCATAAAAGGTACACGTTTACGGAAGTCTGTAAGCATTTCTTTTGCTTCTTGTGGCTCTAGATCTAACTCACGTGCTAGTTTGTTATAACCCATGCCATACATTACACCTAACCCAATAGTCTTCGCAAGACGTCTTTCACAACCTGCCATATCGGCCGTTTGTTGGTGAAAATCGAGGTCTTTTTTATGATATGCTTCCTGTACTTCCCTAGCACCTGGCTGTTCGACGAGGCAGGCCCAATGAGTAAGTAACCTTGGTTCTTGTTGCGAGTAATCTGCTTTGAGCCAATATTCACCCATTTCAGGAATGAATAATTTCCTAACATCTTTCGCAAACTGACCACGGCTGGGTACTTGCTGTAAGTTAGGATGATTATAAGAAAAACGGCCAGACACAGTGCCACCACTGTCAGACCTAATTTGATTAATATGTGCATGTATCCTCCCATTGTCTGCATAGTTCATCAAACCATACAAAAACGTGCCGCGTAATTTATTTAATTCACGTGCTTGCATGATTAGTCTTGGTAATTCATGTGGATGATCTGTAAGAAACATTTTCGTAAATGATGGTGCATCAGTCTTCTCCGTTCTTTCGTACGGTAAATTTAGTGCATCAAACGCTTTAGCAATAGAAGCTGCTGCCCATATTTCTACATTAAGATTTGTTAAATCTTTTATACGTTTCATTAATTTTTTTTCTTTATTCTTAAATTTATCATTTAAAATGTCACATTTAACTGTGTCAAATCTAACACCGCGTCTTGTCATATGAAATATTACATTTATCAATTTACACTCTACATCATACACCGTAGTAAGATTATCTTTTACAATCTCCCATGTAAGTTTTTCATGTAATTTATATGTAAGATCAGCATCAGCCTCTGCATATTCACCAACAAACTCTGCAGGTAATTTATACATTTCTGATTTTGGATTTACACCAAATGCTTCTGCTGCTTCTTTCAACTTTTGCTCGTTCTTAAACTCACCAAGATATTCGTGCACAATACTATTTAATGTATACGAATATCTATTCTCATCTATTAACGCAGCAGCTACCATTGTGTCGTGTATTCTGCCTTTTACTTCTATTCCAAGTGTCCACAGCCAACCTATGTCATACTGTGCATTGTGAAATATTTTTTCTATTTTGTCATTATTACAAATAGATTTTATGTAACTTACAACTTTATGTTGCACCATATTACCACCACCCTCATGGGCAATAGGGTAATAAGCTTTAAAGGACGCAGTGGCTATAGCTATTCCAATCACCTTACCTCTCATCGTTGGCCAACCTGGTCCATGTTTTATTAAATCCGGATCACATGTTTCTAAGTCAATTGCTACACGTCCCTCAATATCTGGAAACTCTGTAGGTGCAACCCAATGTGATGTTACTGTTTTATATAGATCCTGAGTCAATTATCTCTCCTGCTATTGCTGCATAACCTGCCATGTCGACAAAATTATCCATGTTTATTTTTCTACCTTGATTGTTTCTAGATATCTTTAACAATATCATCATCAAAGCAACGTCATCTGCAGTAATACTAGCCATTGGTTGTAATTTTTTATCTAAAAAAATATTCCAATATTCTGCTATCTCTGCATGATTACTAAATGCATCGCCATGTGATAGATTTCTATCTTTAGCTACTAACCTACTAGCCTCTTCTAGTATTTCTTCTTTGGTCATATTATAAACCCTCCATCTCGTTGTGGTTGTATTATATGTAGATTTTCTTTTGCGCGTGTTGCTCCTACATAAAACACACGGCATTCGTCGTCCGAATCTCTTTCCATAGCTTCTTGTGATTTTTTAGATAGATCTGTGAGCAACATAACATTGTCTGCTTCTCCACCTTTTGCACCATGTATAGTGCTTATATTTATTTTAGGATCTTTTGATATCGTACCTCTAACTTCTATGGCACGTAAATATTCTTTATCTCTATTGCCAACTTTATCAAATGCTACATCCCATGGTCTGCCACCCATTAATAATCCATGGTGCATAACAAGTTCTTCTAATTCATATTGTTCTTTGTCAGCCATCTTAAGATTTTTGTGACCTCTCTCAATTCCTATTTGACTAGACATATATGAATATATGTCTCTTATGTCTGCCAAAGGTACAATTTCACCACCATTTAATTTTTTCCATGCCTCAACAGCATTTAATAATTTTGCAGATATAGGTAATTTATTATTTCTTTTATACAACATGCCTTGTAATCGTATGTCACGTTCTATCTCATCAAGCATATAATTAGTCCTAGCCATTACAAGCCAACTACCTGGATCTCTTAAATTGACACTATCTGGGTAAGAATGGTATTGCACTAATCCAGCTCTCTCTGTGCCTCTCCATTGTTTGTTTCTTCTTAATTTAACTCTACTTATTATTCTACCTGATAAATTTTGAATAACACGAGAACACCTAAAAGACTGTTTTAGTGTTTCTACTTCACCTGGTAATTGTATAAAATATCTAACATCTGCTCCAGCCCAGTTGTATATAGCTTGGTCATCGTCACCACTTATGTAAACTTGTCTTGCATTCTCTGTTATCTTATTTATCATACGCCATTGTAATTTACACAAATCTTGTGCTTCATCTACAAATACCACTTCTAATTTTGGTGTTGGACCAGAATCCAAATACAATTCAATCATATCGGTAAAATCAAATACTTCTTTTTTCTTTTTAAATTCTTCTAATGATCTTTGTGCACGTAATAATGAATGCCAAGACATATCTTGTAAATTAGATTCATTATAATGATGTTCTAAATCCATACACTTCATTCGTGCTAAATTTATTTCATTAATTAAAATATTATCTGTTGTCACTACACCACCAGAGTCTGTGCCATCAGCAACAGATCCTAAATCCATGCCAAATGTTTGTGCAAACTCTTTATAGTTATCACGTGACATTACCTCTGACTTTGTTAATCCTAATTGATTAAAAGCAAATGAATGTAACGTTCTAAAATATGGTAGATGTTGTTCTTCTAAATTAAATTTCTTCATTGCCCGGTCACGAGCCTCGGTTGCCGCTTTCTTGGTAAATGCAACAAACGCTATGCGGTCAGGTGCAGTGCCTTTTGCTAATTCTTGTTCTACCAAATTTAATAAATTGTGTGTCTTACCTGTGCCAGGAGGACCTAATATTATCTTTGTCTTACTTTGCATGTTCCATCTCTTTCTACAAAAATAAACTTCATCTTTAGTTTCTTTTGTTCTTGTGTTAATTTTCTACATATACGTGTGCCAGGTCTCCATGTTGTACGATAACTTTCACTTTTTACATCATATATTTCTACAGCGCCTTTTTCATTTATTGCTATAAGATCAGCAGGGCCAACGCCATATAAATTTTTAAATACAAAATATCCTTGGTTTAAAAGATGTAACACAGCTAATTGTTCTGCCCACATTCCTTTCTTTATTTTGGGTAATTTAGAACGGCGCACCATCTACCTCCTTTATGTCAAATGCAGAATCTTGTTGTTGATATGCAGGTACACCCCACACACGAACAGTTCTACCTTTTAGATTATACTTTTCACTTTTACCTTTTAGATGTCGTAATGCTTGCACAAGTTGACCTGTGTTAAAATATGTAAACTTGTTACGTGTAAGATAATCTTGTAGATCTTTAAGTCTAAACCATGTCACACCATCTTCTGTCCATGGTTTACGTAATAATAATTCGTCACGATTTAGAGCCTGGGCACGATCAGTGCAAAACTCCTGGAGGTGAGCTTCAAACTGACCGGCCAATGACCCATCATCAGACACAGGAATCTTGATAAGATTTTGCATCAATCTCTCAATTATTTCCTGCCATACTGACTGTTTTACAAGAGCAGGCATGTGATTCAAACTGTTCATACATTTCTTTTGAAACTTAGTTTGTATCTGCAGCTCTTCTGTTTGTAATTCCATTCTTGCGTCACCAACATCTAAAAACCACACAGGTGGATCTGTTTCTAATTTAGTTAGTGCGCTAAACTCTAACGATGTACCATTGCCACCTACACCGTACTTTCTACCTCTACAAACTTTTGCATTGCAGTAAGAACTAATGGGTGGTTCTTTACATCTATAATTATATTCTTTTTTTTCTAATTGATTTTGTACTGTTACTACCTCTGATGCTGATAAAGGTGGTGTCATATAATCTTGATTGTATTTTTCTAATAATGTTTTCCAATTGTCTGGATCAAACTTACGTAAGTATACACCAATGTTAAACAAACCATTGTTACGAGTGCCTTCTGGAAATCCTTGCGTGCACAATTGTTGTAAACAAGGAGGGCCATCTTGTATGACATCATTAGATATCTGTAATGCAACTTTGTCTATTTCTTCTACAACATATTTATCATATAAAGAATAGAACTCCGGCAATGTTGCTGCCGTTCCATCATCTTTGTAAGCATATCTAGTTGTACTTTTTGAATTATAATAAGGAAGATTTAAAAAATTACCTAAGTCTCCTTTCTCTATCAGTATCGTTGATTGTTTGGGAAATACTTCTACAGAAGAATGTCCTAAACCAGATGCAACCTCTCGTAGCTTCTCTCTGGCTAGTCTTGCGGACACTGGGTTTTTAAAAAACATAAACAAATGCATGCCTCCACTTTTGGATCTGCATGGCACTAACGGTAATTTTAAATTTCTAATACTATTTATTATTTTTTTGTAATCTATGGGATACGTGTCTATATCTATGCACCCCCATTTAACTGTATTGTCTGCTTTTATAGGAATAATACCTAACGATGGACCATTGCCAGCTAGATGATTATTCCATAAATCATCATTTACTTCTTGTTTTACAATATATGATTTGCCCTCTTGCTTACCGTCAGCACGCGAACCGCTAGGTTGGTGCTGACCATAAGCCACGTCTAAGCCTTCAAATATTACTTTGAATCTTTCCACTAAACCTCCAGTATAGCAGAAGACTTACCTAAAACGGTACGTCTTCTTGGCTTTCTTTTCCGTTAGATTGTGGAGCCTCTTTTACAGGCTCTCCCTCTGACATAGGTTTAGCTTCGACTTCTCCTCGTGATGCGGCAGTAGAAAATGATTTCGCCTCGTTGTAGACGCCAGCGTCTTCTAGTTGCCCTTCTCTCTCAACTTGATAACCAAACCAACTACCACGATCATTAGACTCGCTAACTGTCGATAGCTTGTAAATGATAGCATATGTTGGTGGTGTAAAACTTCCCGATGGACCATTAACTTTTTGGCTCAACATTAAGCTGTTCCAACGTCTACTCTTTTTTAATTGAGTAGATGTCATGCTGACAACTGCCTGGGACCATGCACCATCTTTGCCTTGCACCATAACATAATGATAGGCAGTGGTTGCAATGTAATTACCACTAGGTAATACATCTTTAAACGTCATTTGGTCACGTTTAGTTTTACTAAGAATGCCACTATCAGCGTGGTGTGATTCTACGAATCCTCCACCTTGCTCACGTGGTTTCCATTCTACGTATCGTAGTTGATAGAGAACAGGAATAACTTTTAAAGTATTACTGACCTCTTGTGTGACAGTGTTATAAAACTGTCCTATTTTAGCGCCATCAACATATTCTGCTTTCTGCGGATTAAGTTGTGGGCTATTGGATTGTAGTATGTTGATGTAAGGGATTGCGATATCTCTTGACATATCAAGATTACCGAAACCACTAGCATCTTTAGAATCACTAGCAAGAACTGCTAGATCTAATGTTGCCGCTTTTGCGACTGCCTGTGCTTTTGCCATGGCCTTTTCTCCTATTCTTTTATCGTTGTTTTTTGTCCTACGAAAGCTCCAAGCAAATCCATAGGTAATTGCTTACCTGCTTCATGCTGCTCTCGTATGAATGCGCGAAGGGTGGAAGGTTCGACCCATTCACGTTGCATTGATTGATAACCTTGACTATCCAAAGTATTAATCAACGACTTAGCTTTCTCATCTTCATTCCTTCCAAAGCTACAACTGACTTGGTTCTTTATTAAATCACCAAATCCATTGTCTCTTAGCCAACTAAAAGCTGCTTGTTTCTTAGCTTCTTTGATTGAAGCACCATAATAGTTGGAAACTTTTAAATGTCTACCATCTGACAATTTTAATTCTGACAAACCTACTTCTGCAAATAAGTTAGGTAGAACATTTTCTGCTAAATGTTTTTTATAATCTTTTTTCTTTTTTAATTGATCTTCTAGATCTGCAATCTCTTTATCTGTGTCTGCTACATCATTTGCAACAGCACCTATCTTTCCCATGTTATCCTGGGCCGTGCTGCCCGCATCCATTTTCATTTGGGTAACTAAATCTAAATCTCTTGGGTCTAAACTTGTCATATTATCCTTTCAAATCTATTTCTATGTCGTAGTATCGTTTCTCATCTCGATCCCACTTTAACACTTTAAATTTACCTCTATTCATCTCACTAACAACTGCGCCAGCTAAAGCAATAATAGCAGGATCACCAATCAAAAGCAAGTAGTCATCATCACAAAATGTGGATAACTCTTTTTTTAATTTATGAGTAAGGGGTCCAGCAGATAAAACTATTTGTTTATTGTCCGGTAGTAATACTTTTAAATCACCAAATTTTTCAGCTGATCTAATATTTCTTCCCATCTCTTGTAAAACGTAAACTGTCATATTTTTATTTCTTGATTATATTATACCATATGATATAATGCGTTTCAAGAATAAAGAAAGACTTATGTATAAATTTAAAACTGAGCCGTATGAGCATCAGAAAGATGCGTTAAAAAAATGCTGGAATAAAGAATCTTTTGCCATATTTGCAGAGATGGGTACAGGCAAAACTAAAATAGCATTAGATAATGCATGTATATTATATAACAAAGGTAAGATAGATAGGGTTTTAATAGTTGCTCCGAAGGGTACATACATGAACTGGGTAGATCAAGAAATCCCAGTTCATGTTCCTGACTACATAGAAAAAAATGTTGTTGCATGGAAGCAATCTACAAGTTCTGATTATAAACAGTCACTTATAGATATAAAAAAAGTTGACGATTTTAGATTTAAAATTATGGTTATGAATGTAGAAGCATTGTCTACAAAAAAAGGTGTAGAATTTGCTAGGATATTTTTAATAGGTAAATCAATGATGATAGTTGACGAAAGTACAACAATAAAAAACCCACAAGCAAAAAGAACAAAGAACATATTAGCACTTAGCAAAGAAGCAAAGTATAGAAGAATACTTACAGGATCACCTGTAACACAATCACCCATGGATCTGTGGTCACAGATGGATTTTCTTGACCCAGAGATACTAGGACAACAAAGTTTTTATGCATTTAGAACTAGATATGCTGTTGTTATCACAGCTAACGCAGCAGGTGGCACACATAAATATCAAAAAATAGTTAAATTTAAAAATCTAGCACAACTAGGTAATTTAGTATCACCACACTCTTACCGTATTCTTAAAAAAGATTGTTTAGATTTACCAGAAAAAACATTTACTAAACGTGAAGTAGAACTAACAGATGAACAACGTGTTGCATACCAGGACATGAAAACAAATGCAATGACTGTGTTAAAAGGACAATCTCTTACAGCTGTTAATGTATTGACACAGTTAATGCGACTACATCAAATAACATGTGGACACATGAAAACAGATAGTGGTGACGTGTTAAATCTTAAAAACAACAGGGTAGACGAGTTAATGCAAATATTATCGGAGACAACAGGTAAAGCAATTATATGGGCAAATTACATACATGACATACTAAACATAGAGCAGGCAATAAAAAAAGAATATGGTCCTACGTCATACTGCACATACTATGGCGCAACAAAAGCAGAGGACAGGCAACGTTGTATATACGATTTTCAAAACAAAAAGAATGATTGTAGATTTTTTATAGGCAATACACAAACAGGAGGATATGGTATTACACTGACAGCAGCTAGCACAGTAATATATTATTCCAATAATTACGATTTAGAAAAAAGAATACAGTCAGAAGACCGTGCACATCGTATAGGTCAAAAAAATCCAGTGTTATATATTGACATGGTATCAAAAAATACTGTAGATGAAAAAATAATAAAAGCGTTAAAGAATAAGGTAAACATTGCAAAAGAAATTAGTGGAGAAGAATTATCAGACTGGATTTGATTTAGATTATACTTGCATTATAATCATCCAATTTTTTCATAAATGCATTAGTAGCACGTACAAATTTCTCGCCAGTCAGTTCGAATCTTTGGAAGGTTAAATCACGCGAACACATAAGAACAACACCCTGGTCTATTTCTGTGCCAAACAAAGCATTGTGGGCCGCGGCGTACGCTGAAAGTTGCATTAAATAATCTTGTATCCATTCACGTTTCTTTGGCCTATTAGTTTGTTTAAAATCTATAATGGTAGGTCTGTCTTTATATACACCTATCATGTCTGCAGTGCCTGCGTATTTACCAGGATTGTACAAATGCACCTCTGACCCCCATATTTCTGTTATGTCACCAAAAGCCTCATCTATTATCTTTTGTGCCATTTTTTCTGCTTGCACACCTATTTCTGTAAGATCTTTGTATTTATCTTCGTTCACAAAACGTTCTATATATAGGTGGAGCGCGGTGCCAATTTGACCTGCTGTCTTTATTATTTCTTCTGCTTTTTTCTCACCAACTTTTGCACGCCATTGTTTTAAAAACGTTTTATCTTTGGTTTTAGAAAGTATGGTGGTAACGGAAGGTAACGCTTGACCATCAGGTGTAAGGTATAATCTACCATCCCCTTCTTTGCGTTTTAGTTCTGCGTAATTATATTTCTTAATTAATTGCACGCGACATTATAGCACAGATTGTATTATAATTCTAGTGCTAACTCGGTTGTCTCTTCTACTCTTCTTGTCCAACCTCTTCCAAATGTTGCAAACGTAGAAAGACTTTCATAATATTCGTGTCTAGCTACTTGATATTGTTTTATGGTTTCTTCCAAACCATTACTATCTACATACTCATTTACTTTAGCCAAGGTCATAGGTCCTATGCCGCCATCTACTGTGGTGCCAATCATTTCTTGTAAAAATTTAGCAGCACGTCCTGGTCCTGCATTAACACCAAAATCAAATACACATAAATCTAAACCGCTAGGTAAGTCATCACCTTTCATTTTGTCCCAATAACCTTTTTTGTAAATTGGTGCTACGTCTTCTACTGTTAAATCTTTCATGTCTTTTGTGCCACCATGTTCTTCGTACACTCTTTTTGTAACACCTAAATTTGTTTCTCCACCTGGGTCCTCGGGGTGGTTAACATAGCCACCTTCATGGTGTAGTATAGTCTCTAAACATTTGTTGTAATTTTCTTTCATTATCTATCCAATTTTTTATTTATATTTTTTATTTCGTTTTCTATTACAGCTATCCTAGCTTCCATTTTTGTAAACAAAATAAGTGCTTCTTCTATTCTATCTATGTCACGTTCCATGGCATTAATACGTTGTGATGTCATACCCCATGTAACACCTAACGCAATAAAGATTCCCACAATCCAAACCGCGTCTCTTATACTCATGATACTAAAGAAATTATACCACCCTTTGCAGCTAGACGTGGCATTTGTTGTACTGGGTTATTTCTATTACCAAATTGATTTGCTAATGCAGCATCTGTATTTCCTGTATACAAACTAGCTGCAGCTGCAGGATTCATTGTAGTATTACTAGCAATAGAAGTGCCTACGGCAGGCGAACCTACCGTAGACGTTGGCGAGGATGGAACTCTATTAGTTCCAACAACCGTGGGCTGTATGGATTGCTCACGGAACTGGTTAAACTGTCTTTGGTTTTGTATATTTTGTAAATTCTCCTGTTGTTTTTTTATTTGTTCATTAATCATGTTTGTATTGTTTGTAGGAGGATTTGTTACAGTGTTTCTAAAATTTTGTATGTCATTATTTCTTAATTGTTCTGCTTCTATGCTAGCTAAAGTTCTATCTAAATCATCTAAATCAGATTTAAAATTAATACCAATTACTTCTAATGCTCTTGCAACAGCGACACTATTTTTTGCTGAATTAGGATCTATTAGTTTCATAAATGCATTCATGTTTACAGGGTTTGTAAGTATCTTACCTGTTTGTCTAGCAAGCAAAGAAAATAAAACTGTAGAAAATAATGATGATCCTAACATTGCACCAGCACCAGAACCTGCAACACCGGTTTTTGCACCAGGTGCAAATGATCTAATAGCTCCTCGTAATCCAGAAATCTGTGCACGTCTAGCTATGAATGTACTGATGTCAGGCACGCCACCTTGGAATGCTCTTTCTAACACTTGTGTAAATTCTAATACTTCTTTTGTAGTAGGCATTCTACCAACTTGACCATACTTTCTAGACCCATCAGCTAATATTCTAACTGTGTCTTCTCGTGCACCTGCATCTATTAAATCACTAGATCCTGTTTTTGCCCAACTAGGTAATTTACTACCAGGCGTGTAAGATCTAGAAGCTATTTTAAAAGCTTCATCTAATGTTTGAAATTGATTAGTACCAGGATCAGACAACCCTAGAGCACGTATAAATTTTTTAGTATCTAAATAAGTTGCCTCTTGTCCTTTAGGTGCAAGTTTTCTTGGATCATCTCCAGATCTTAAAAACCCTGCAAACAAAGGATCTATTTCTGATTGACCTTTAAATGGCACAACAGCACTTTTGTATGCATTGTCTACATGCCTTCTTAAAGCAGCTCTAAATATATCATCTCCTACCAAACGATGAAAATTTTTCATAGCTTCTGGCGATTCCATAAATTTAGCAGTGTCTAATAATTGATCTGCATATTTAGTGCCTTGTTTTAACATTTTGACACGATAGCCGTACATGTCCATGCCTTGTATACCTAAAGCTTTTGCTATCGGTGTATCAAATAAAAGTTTACCATCCATGTACGCATTATCAAAAGCTTGTTTTGCACCTAATACTTGTGCACTTTTAGGTGATGTTGCCATAGCTCTTTCAAATGCTGTTTTTAAATCAGTTGCAAATTGTAATGAATAACCATCTTCTCCAATAGCCTTCATTAAATCAGGTAATTCTTTTGTTAAAATCTCTTTTACTTGTGAATAATTTATTGCATCATCACGCATTAACAAATTGTTTTCTATATAATCTCTCAAAGGTGCTGATTTAGGTGTTGGTAATATTTGTCCATTTAAACCTACGCCAACACGGTTATCTAAAGATAATATATATTGTTTTGCAATTGCTTTTGGATCCATCATGCCGCCACCAATAACAACAGTGTCACCCTGTGAGTCAGCTAATTTCATCCAATCATCTAATAAACCTTGTAAATATTTATTGTATTTTGTTGCTGTAGCATAAGCCGCAGGTTTTGTTATTTCTGATAACTTTGCATATGTCATGTAAGGACCAATAGAGTCAGTCATGTTTTGTAAAATTAAATTTAACTTTTGTGCTTTTATTTTTAAGTTACCTGTAATACCACCAGATATAATTGGAAACTTACCTAATGTTTGTTTGACAGTTCTTATACCACCAAATCTTGTAAGGTCTGATATACCTAGTATTGCATCACCTTCTTTTGTAATTTTAAATTTACCCAGACCAGGATATTCATACGTGCCTGGTTTAGTAAATTTTTTAGTTAATCCTTGTGATAATTCTGCAAGACGCATTTCGTTTTTACCGGCACCTAATGCACCTCGTGTCAAATTTCTAACTATTTGTACTGCAGGTACAAAAGAAGCAACACCTAGTGTCATTTTTGCATCAAACTCACCAGCATTCATTGCTTGCATAATTCTTTCTGATTGATCAGGACGATTAATACCTTTTTCTCCAAATACACCAGCTTGATTCATAATATCTAATGATGTTTCGTATCCATAATTAGCTGCCATAACAGCTGTAAAACCACCAACCATGGCACCACCAATCTTTGCATAAAATGGTCCTGGTGTTGTTCTAAAACCTTTGGCTGCACCACTGGCAAATTTTCTTGCACCTAATTTATAACCAAGTATGTTACCACCAACAGACGCTGTAATTTCTCCAGCTATCCTAGCTTCAGGAAAAGGATCAGGACTACTTGTTTCTAGACCAAATGGATCTGGCATTAAGTTAGCTTGTACATCTGGACCACCTTGTATTTCTCTTGGTGTATATCCTTGTGAATATACAAACGATACAAGATCTCTTTCAAACGCATCTTGGTTTACGGATCCAGGTTCTAATTGTTCTCTCTTTTCTGCAGCTGCAATTAATTGTGCTACTTGTGCTCTTACACTTCTTATGTCGGGTCTGTTTCTTAACTTTTCTTCATTTAATAATGCAAGTGATTCTTTTTCTTTTATTTGTTCTAACTCCAATTGTGCTTTTTGTGCACGTTCTTTTACAACAGTTTCAGGTGGACCTTTAGGTCCGTAGTTGTAAAAATCAAAAGCTGATTGTGCTCCACCTTTAACAGCGTTATAAAAACCATCTAAAATTTCATCTTTCATAGTGCCAAATTTGTTTCTTATTTCTCTAGTTTTCATTTCAGCTTCGCTGATAGGAACATTACCTTCTGTTAAATAATTTAATTCAGGATCACCTGCTTGACCTACATTCTTAGGTAAACCTTCTTCTCCAACTATTAGACTAGAAAGTTGGTTAGTAGAAATAGGATTTAATTTTACTCTGTCAAATTCTTTTTCAGCCATTATTCATTCCCTGTATAATTTTTACCACCAAAAGTTTGATCGCCTTCTGGTAACCATTTGTTCATTAAGTCAAACCAGTTTACAGGACCAACTGCATCTATAGTTGCACTTGAATCTCCTGAATATGCTGGTGCTGAGCTTGTAATACTATCATTAACTTGTATCCAAGACATGTCAATTGGTAAGTTAGGACTGTTTTGTGATCCACCAATAAAATTGTAATAACCATCTTGGTAATCTTTTATTGATATTCTTTCCGATCCGTAAATACCTGGGTCCACGGCCCAAGATGTAGTGATTCTACCACCACCCATCAATGAGTGTTTTACGTATTGTTGATATAAATCTTTTGTAAATTGATGTAGCCTGTGTGAAACCTGCACTGGATCACCAGCTCCTATTCCTAACATTTGAACTTCTACGATTGAACGTCTAATTGTATCTGCAAGTAGACGACCAGTTGGCTGTTTAAGACGAGCAGCAAGGAAACCCATTCTATTTTGTAGTTGTTCTACTATGTCAAGTGATGGATTAGATATTAAATTTTTAACATAAGCGTCTGTAGCCCATTCACCTGTCATTGTCACACCGTCAGGCCCTATCGCATCACCTTTGTAAATATCTTCTTTTCCTGTTTCTGATATACCGTTTGCTTGTGAAGCTGAAAAAATCATGTTTCTATTCATTTGTACATCTAATGCAGCTAAACTAGCACCGCCAACATTTTCTGTATAAGGTATTAACCATGCAGGTATGCCTAATCTATCTGCTATTTGTTTTGCCTCCCTTACACTTGTTCTTGCAAACTTACCAAAACCCCCTGTTACACCAGTAGGAAACTGTCCTGAATATAATCCGTATTGCGGATTCATTTGTATGTTTAATATGTCAGGTAATGCTGCTTCAAAAACTGAAGACAGTGCTAAATGTTCACCACGTTGTGATTTTGTTAAATCACCTTGGTATGGGTCATTACCAGCTGATGCAGACGCTTGATCTAAATCACTTGATATTCTTATGTCTCCTGGCTCTAATCCCAAATCACTATTACCATTTCTTGACAAGTCTAAATAATATTGTGCTCTTTCACCTTTATCAAATACTTGATCAATAGGACTCCATGATTCATATTTTTGTCCATCCGGTAATTCTATGGTGCTTTTTTTCATTACAGAACGTAAAGTGCCTTTAGGTTCGTTACCTTCAAATTCTTTTTTAATTAATTCTTTCATGTAAAAATTTTGTATGTCGGTATATTGTTTATTTTTTGCTCTTCTATCTTCACGTACAATATCATAAGCAGCTAATGCTAATTCTTTATCCATTTTTGATTTGTTTTGTAAATTTTGCATAGCTATAGGTAAAATTTGTGTACCTGTTTTACCAGCAACGTCTAAAAATCCTCTTATACCACTTTGGTTCGTTGTATTACTCATCATGCCTAAACCTAATTGCAACAACATCATGGTGTTCATAAGTTTACTATCATCGCCCATTAACTCTTTAAGTTCTGCTTTTACTTCTTTTATACTTTTTTCGTCAACAGATGTGTCATTTTCTAAGTAAGCACTTGTTAAATCAAACATATCCATATCAACAGGGCCTGTTTGGCTGCCACCACTTGCAATATTTTCTGCTTCTTCTTGTACACCATCAGCTAAAGCGTTTTCGTTACTTTCTTGTAGATCAGGATCATTATTATTATTTAATGCAGAATTAGAACTAGAATTTAATATAGACTCTTCTTCTTTTAATTCATTTATTTTCCCAGTATTCTCTTGGTCTATTATGCTTACAACTTCGTTTATATCTCTTTCTATGGGATCGCCGTAAGCTTCATCGTAGTTCACAGCAGGTTGCACTGGTTGTGGTAATTCTTGCTCGTCTAACGTTGCACTTACATCTTCTTGTATTATTTCTTTTGCTACTGGATCTTCTTTTAACCATTGCGGCATCATGGTCCAAGCAGTTCCTGTAGCTAATATGTTTCTGTACACTCTTTTCTTTTGTGCAGGATCCATTGCTGCCCATCTAGCTTTTATAGAACCAAAATTTGTAAATGGCTCGTTGTATAAATTCCCAAAATTAAAAGTTGTTGATTCAGGTGTTTTAATCGTATTACCAAACAAATCAGTTGTTTCTGATGCTTCTGTTTTGTTAACAATCGGTGGGAACTTACTTCTGTTTTCTTTATTAAAAGTACCAGACATGTCATAGAACTGGTCATTTATTGGTTGACCATAAACATTTGTTTCTACATCATATCTTCTTTTAGGATTAACTGTTTGCGTGTTTACTGTTTTAACTTGACCTAAATCATCAACGGTTGTTACAGGAACATTGGGTCCATACTTAAATAATTCGCCTTGCTTTGATCCACCAAAAAATAAGTTATAAAGACCTTTTAGGCCTCCTGTGTATGCATGTACTCTTTCTCTGTCACCTCGTCTAAATAGAGGTCTATTTAAAGTGTTCCCCGCCATGGTTCTCCTTTAGCCGTCTGATGTTAAATTTTTATACCCTTGGTATGCAGCTAATCCTGATATACCAGCACCTACCGCTTGTGCTAACGGATTAGCCTGCGGTGTTGTAGCCATGGCAAGTGATGATGCACTTGTTGGTGCGCCTTGGAATATGTCGGATACAAACCCTAATCTTTGGTAAGGTTCGTACATTTGCTGTAATTGTTGTCTGTAATCTGCGTCTGCTTGCATCTGTAAATTTTGTTGTTGTTGTCCACCTAGTTGCATTAAGTTTGATATATCTGCCATTCTTAAACTTTGCGCTTGATTAAATGCATCTGCATTTGATTGACCTACAGCTTGTGCTCTTTGTCTATCTAGTTCTGCATTTGCAATTTCTAGTCTTGATCCACCGTAAGCACCTTTAGCAGCTGCGTCTAAATTTTGTTGATTTTCTGCTTTTGCAAATTGATCTTCTATACCTTGTGTAACAAAGTCTTGGTATGGATTCATGTATTGTTGAAAAGATCCTACGCCTTGACTTCCAATGTCAAATGCTTGTTGTTGCATTTGTGTAAATGGTGTAACTTCTTGTGTTGGTATTGTAGGTTGGAATACAGGTTGTTCACCCTTTGCTAATTTTACTGCTTGATCCATAAGACCAAGCTTACGCCCCATTACCTCAGGTAATTCTGCTTGATAACGTACAGCATAATCTGCTCCGCCACCTATTGGACCTGGTGTGCCTGTTCCCATTACAATATACTCCTATACTTAGCTTCTTTTACCATACCTAATCGTTTAGCAAAAGAGTCAAATTTGTTTTTATCCATGTTATGCGTTGATGGTTCAAAATATATTTCTCGTGCTTTATTATTTTTAGCCCAATCCATAAATTTTCGCATCATAAACAACGCTCCCATCTTGCCTCTTTCAGAAGGAACCACATATAGTTCCGACTGTCTTGCGAAGATATCTTGCATAAAAGAGAATTGGTGTATTTCACCTGTTAAAAATCCTATCTTATCTTCTCCTCGCAAACTAATAATCCCAAACATATATAAAGGATTATTAATTACATGATAAAAATAACGTGATACCTTATCTTTATCATACTCTCCATCATTCCATTCAGATTCCTCAAACATGTCCTTCGTGACACTTAGAATCCAATCGAGGTCACCCTCTTCAAAAAACTTCCAATCCACTAAACCCTTCCAGCTGTCATCATTTCAGCTGGTGTTTGTGAATTAGGATCTAACGAATTCATCATTTGATACATTCGTTTTGCTCCTAGCATGCGGTTACCACCGCCTAAGTTCTCTACAGCTTTTGCTGTGACAACAAACTCTCCATCACTCAACATAGCAGGAATACTATCAGAAGTTCCTGTGCCTGGGCCGTTAGTCGCGCCACCAGTTGTCATATCCATCTCTGTAACACCCTCAACAGCGTTACCTGTCATGCCACCATAACTTAACTTTTTATAACCACCTCTTGCTGCATTGTCAGATGGTAAAAAATCTGCGTTTTCCATGTAGTATTCTTTAAAATCTTCTAAACTATCAAACTGCATGCCAGGGTTTTCTAATATAAAATTATCCATTAACTGTTTGTATTCAGCATCTGGATGTGGAGCTGACATAGCTGTTTTATCTAAATTCATTTTGTCCATTAATTTTTGTAATTGATCTTCTATTTGTTTATATTTTGGATCGTCACTAGGTGTTATCATTTTTAACATTTGTAACATTTGTAGTTCTGATCTATCTGAATCTGTTAATCCTGCCATTTCTTTGCCTTCATCTAATGATGCAATGCCCTCTGGCTTTTGTCCACCAGCTGCAAAACCACCACGTGCATATTTCATTAGACCACCACGTGCAGCACCAGCCATGTAACCTTCAAAAGGATTATCATAATAACCACTGTACATTTCCTCATTTCTTTTTCTTCGTGCTTCCATTTCAGCCGCCATAGCTTCTTCTTGTTTTTTTCTATCTGCTTCTGGATCTCCTGCTAAATATGATGCACCCATACCTCCAATTGCAGCAGCTCTCATAGGATTAGCTGCAGCCATTTGTAATACAGTTTTACCAAAGCCTGGGTTCATATTAGATATGTATTTAGCTCCAAAACCACCAGGTTTTAAGAAAGCACCGCCAAGACCACCTGTTATGCCACCAAATATAGCGCCACGCATTGGATCTTTACCTTGTATTTTATTTACCAACGCTCCTAGTATTGCACCACCTACCATACCGCCAAGAAAATATCCTGGTCGGTTAGCATATGAACCAATACCTTTAGCCATATCTGATCTACGCATTAAATTCCTGCGCCAAACATTGAGTAAGGGTCAAAAGAACCAATACCTTTTCTAAAAGCTCTTAATCCTTTTTGTGTCGCCATTCTTGGTGGCGCCATGTTTCTAGGATTAAATCCTGTAATACTTGGATCTATGTCCATATCTTGTGGACTAAAAGGCACACGCATTTCTTCTGTGCCAGCAAATCTAGGATAAGTAATTCTTTCTGTTCCAGTGTCGTATTGACCAAATGAACCAGGTACATAATTCATTGTAAAACCAGGATAAACTATATCAGCGGAATCGGGTCCCGTGCCCATTTGACTTATTCTAGGGCCTGTATAAGTAAATGCTTGTCCTGGTCCTTCTGAATCTATTTCTTGAAAAAATAAATCTTCATCTGTCGACGGTCCAGTCGTAGTGTAACTTTGATCTTGTATAAAAGGATTACCTCTTCCTTGTACTGGAGCGCCAAAACTATCACCTGGTCTTCCATAACCTTCTGGAAGATTAAAACTCTCTGTTCCAAAACCACTGCCACCATAGGCATTAGAAGGAAGATATTGATCGCCTGGTCTTACAGCCATTCCTACATCTTGTACTGGTAAATTAACACCTTGTTCCATAGGAGTAACTTGATTCATATAATTCATTATAGGATTATCGCTATCACGATACATGTCGTCAATTAATTCTGGATTTAATGCTCCTTCGTTTAAAGAATTTACAGCTGTTGAAATGTCCATAAGATCTTGATAATTATACATTCTATCAGGACCTACAGTATCTCTGCCTTCTTCGTCATCAGCATATAAATCCATTACAGTGTTTATTGCTGCTTGTGTGTTTCTGTTTGCACCACCTGCATAACCTGCCATGGCATCGCCATACATTTGATTTAATATATCACGATTAAAACCTTGTGAATCTATATCAGGATTATTTGCTGCTCTTGCAGCCATAATTCCTCTACCATAATTTATTCTATCGGCTGTTTGTGAAGCTAACTGTTTATCTTTTATTCTATCTAATATAGATGCCATTATACGTCTCCTGCTTTACCTTCTAGAATTTTGTGAATTGCTGCACTAATAACTACATCTTGTCTAATGTGTTCTGCTTTAGTGTCAGTTGCAGGGTCAGCAACATCATCGTCAGCTTCTTTAGCTGAACCATATTCCTGTCCTGTTACAGTATTGGTAATAGTTATTTCTGCTGGAACAACGATCTTTGGTACCTGTTCTCCGTTGATCTCGACGTACTCTACTACTCCGTCATCTTTTATAGGCATAATCTCTCCTTATAGCAAGTATTTTGTTTAATTTCAATCATTATGATATCTCCAAAAATGTTACGTACACATTGATTGGTTGTGCATTTGTATTAATTTTAAGTAAGTCTCCTGCTTCTAATACATCTGACCCAGAAACAAAGGTTTTTGTGCCATTATTAGCCAAACTAGACTCGTTATCTATTGCTATAGCATTTACTTTCATGGTTACATTTGCAGCTCCGCCACTAGCATTAAACACTTTTACAGTTTTTACTATGGTAGTTGTAGCTGTAGGACAGGTGTATACCGTATTATCCCCTGTGCTAGTCAAAGCAGATATTACTCGTTTGTATGTGTTAGCCATTAATTTAAAAACCAGGCAAAAGCCTCGTCATCCTCTCTAAGTGTTTCTGGTGTATATGAACTATTCAATAACTGTATTAATAAATCTAATGACTGTATCATTTGATCTATTTGATTTTTACTATATTCTTGCGGTGCTTGTGGTAATCTAGGTATATTTATCTGTGCCATTATCTCATTCCGTCTGGTTGTACGTCTGCACGATACGTGCCGTATCGCCATTTAGTATTTAATGCAGAACTTGTTATTTTTAACGATGCTTGTCTACCACGTGCACGTGTGTCTATTTTTGTCGTTGTAGGTGATACTGTGAAAGGACCATTTGTTGTGGCCGTGGAGCTCGGATATAGTTTAAAGTTTAATTCTACATCTACATCGCCTAGTTGATCTTTAAAATCAGGTATGAA